TTGAAGAGGAATTGGCTTGAGGAGATATTGCGAAAGAAAAAACTAACTCATCAACATGCTGCTAATATTATTGGCATTGAAAGGTCATATTTTACTCAAATCGTAGGGGGAAAAAGGCGTCCTAGTCCTGATGTGGCACAAAAGATTGGACAAGCTCTTGGTTTTGACTGGACTATTTTTTTTAAACAAGAATGTGGCGTAACGCCGCAAATTCTGAGCCGATCTAACAATCCATATCCGGCAGCATAAGGAGGTGAAACATAGGTTGCCTGGTGCAAAAAACGATGAGGAGGATTTACATGCCAAGAAAAAAGCAGGAATTCAAAGCGGAGGTTATACGGATTTATAACCCGGACCCCGAGCGTATGCGAAAGGCCCGGGAGCTCTATTTAAATTATCTGGCTAGAAAATTAGCTGAAGAAGAAAAGGGGGCTGGTTAACATGCGGCTACAGATTGAAAGCTACAAAACACCGCGCAGTGTAAGCCGGTTTGACCAGGGTGTAGTAGGATTTCTGGCGTTGGCGGTTATGTTTATAGCGGCCCAGATCATCCGATTCTTTTGGTGATAAAAAGAAGACCTGCCCCGGTGAGGACAGGCGGAAGGGTTAAGGGTGAGGAGTTATCCTCTATGTATAAAGTTTAGCATGTTGAGGGAGTGAGAACGATGCTGGAAGAAGCGCGAAACAAAGCGAAATTGTCGCTGGAGGTGGCTGGCCCTGCTCTTGGGATGGACAGGCGAACGCTCAGCAAAATGGAGAACGGCCACAATATGCCGCCGCGGGAATTATTCACTATATTAAATATGGCTGGCGTTTATACTCAGCCGGAATTACCACTTAAGTTTTGTTCGACCATGTGTCCCATTGGTAAATATCAGGGGCTATGCATTGAGCAAAGAGATTTATCATCGGCCACGCTATTGACAGTGAGCAAACTCCGCCAAGCGCAAGATGAACGGGATATGCTAATTGATATTGTAAGCGATGGAAAAATTGATTCGTCAGAACAGCCGATGTTTGATCGAATCATGGGCAGTTTCAAAGATGTACAGCATGCGATTCAGTCGCTGTATATAGCAACTATTGGAATAAAAGAAAAAGCCGCCTCAACAATGAGAGCGGTTAAGTAAAAAGATTTCATTTAGATTTTATCATTGTAAATTCATTTGGTCAACAGTCGGCCAATTGTATAAAGCGGGGAGTGAGTTCATGAGAAATGCATTCAACAAAGGGTTTGCCTATGCTGAGAAATATCATAAGGAGTCACTTGCAAAGAAGTCCGATGCTGAGATCCAAAGCATGATCAATAAGTATATGAGGGAATATCGTGAAAATGGTGATTACTATGCGGCAGGTATGGCCGGGTATTATCAGGAGTATCTAAAACGTAGAAAGGCGGCGGTTTAAGAATATGGACGGATTTACTCAATGTAGTGGTTGCCGACCACCTAGTAGTTATTATTGCGATTATAAATGTCCAATTGCTCAGCAGGCACAAGAGGATGAAATCAACGAAGGGGACGATGAGGCATGACGGTTGCTGTACTTGCCAAAATTAATGATAAAGAACAGCGAACGGAATGGCTGGAACTTCGGCGCCAGGGAATCGGGGGCAGTGATGCTCCGATTGTCTTGGGGCTAAGCCGATACAAAAGCCCGGTAGGATTATGGCTCGAAAAAACGGGACAGATTGTTCCGGAAGAAGCTGGCGAGGCTGCTTATTGGGGGCAGAAGTTAGAGGATATTGTGGCTAAAGAGTTTATGCTCCGTACGGGAATGAGAGTCCGCCAGGATAATAAAATGCGCAACAACACGGAGCATCCGTTTATGATTGCTAACCTGGACAGGCTTATTATTGGTAAACATGAAGGACTCGAGTGCAAAACAGCCAGCGCTTACCGGAAAGACGGTTGGACAGATGACAATATTCCTGATGCATATTACGTTCAATGTCAACATTACATGGCGGTTACCGGATACAAGACATGGCATATTGCTTGTCTGATCGGAGGGAACACCTTTGTACATAAGGCCGTTGCCCGGGATGAGGAATTTATTGCAAAACTTATCGAAGTAGAACGCGAGTTTTGGGACCATGTAGTAAATGGCACTATGCCGGCGGTCGATGGATCGGACGCTTGCGCAGATGCACTTAAGTCCTTGTATCCGGAAAGTAACGGAAAGGTGGTTGCTCTTTCGGCTCTGGCAGAGTCCTACATCAATCAATACGAGAGTGCTAAACGGGATGAAGATGTTGCGCAAGAACGCAAACAGGCCGCGCAGCACTCACTACAAGAAATGCTTGGCGAAAATGAGATAGGTCAGATTAACGGCCGAACGGTAACCTGGAAATCTACTAAAGCACCGGAACGGTTTGATGGGGAAACCTTCAAGAAAGAATTTCCGGATTTATATGCCAAGTTCGCTAAAGTTGGTAAAGCGCCCAGGCGGTTTTCTATTAAATAAAGTTGATTAGGGGAGAGTTGAATAATGGCAAATGTAAGTGGCGGTAACGCTCATTTAATGAACCGAGCGAATAACCAGGTAGGTAATATGCCAGCCAAGCAAGATAGTATTAATTCTTTAATAAATAGTGTGAATGTCAAAAAACGGTTTGAAGAAATCCTCGGGAAAAAGGCAGCTGGATTTATGTCCAGTGTCATTAACGTAGTGAATGGTAACAGTGCATTGAAGGCATGTGATCCAATGTCGGTAATCGCTTCTGCATCAATTGCGGCAACTTTAGACTTACCGGTAGATCCTAATTTAGGATTTGCCTATATCATTCCCTACAATGGCAAGGAAGGTAATAAAGCTCAATTTCAACTTGGTTATAAGGGATACGTTCAGCTTGCCATGAGGACAGGTCTATATAAAACCATGAACGTTTCTGAGGTTTATGAAGGAGAAATCAAAAACACTAACCGGATTACTGGAGAAATCGAATTTGATTTTGAAGGCAAGCTGTCGGAGCAGATTATCGGCTATGTAGCGTATTTCAAACTGATTAATGGTTTTGAGAAGTTCTTATACATGACTAATGATGAACTAATGGCCCACGGTAAAAAGTTTAGTAAATCATTCCATAAGGAAAACGGTTTATGGAAAAAAGACCCGCATTCTATGTGCCTTAAAACGGTCCTTAAAAGACTACTTTCCAAGTACGGTATTTTGTCCATTGAAATGCAAACTGCGTTCAGGTCCGATCAAGCGGTAGTAAACCAGCAAGTTGATACAGGGGAAATCACTTATGACTATATTGACGCTGAGGGCGGTGCTGTAGATGAAGGCGAGGGTATTATTGAACAGCCATCCCAGGAAGCCGAGAAACAGGCACCAGGAGCGGATAAACAACCTTCACAGGAATCTATGATTGAGAAGCACCGGAGAATGACGCAGAGCTTAAAAGCGGAGGAAGAAGAACGTGAATAATTCAATCGATTTGTGGTGGTGGATAAAATAGCATAGGGCAAAAATAAAACGCCTGCTGAAGATCAGCAGACGAAATTCGGAAAAGGGGTCACCTATATGGTAACTCTTACCAATTAAAATGTCAATTATGTTTACGTTATATGTTAAGTACATTATACCGTGCAAATTTATAAACTAAACAAATGTTTACTAAAGTTTTCCAGCTGAAAAAGAGGGTGATCTAATGAAATGCATGCCGGGTGTTACAACGGTAACTACCTGCCGCGATTGTGGAGTTCAGGGCGTAAAGACGGGATTTAGCAGTCCTATGGTATTAATGAAGTGCCCCAGGTGTGGGCGTGAGTGGAAAACCCTATCGGCCATGTGCAAACGGTGCCATAACCCTAGCGGATCTCCGTACATGAGTGATTGCCCGGTGTGTGTTAGGAAAGCGTTGGCGGGAAAAGCCGGTTAGATTTAATTATTAGAGATGAAAATTCTCCTGGATAAGAGATCATAAAAAGTCGAGTATCCAAATCCTTCGGTATCTGTTACCTGTAAGTAATCAAACCCGATGACCTTGGATAATCGACCTCACTTCTATATTACACGGTCTTGAGTATTATTCGTTAAGGCAAAACAACCCTTAGTTTATGATATGCAAATACTCCTTATTCTATGACTAAAAAATAAATAATTATTGATTGGAGAGATTTTTATATGAAAACTACTGGAATAGTTCGGAGATTGGACGACCTTGGCCGGATAGTAATTCCGGTTGAATTAAGACGGAGCCTTGGTATAGAAGAAAGGGACAGCCTTGAGGTTTTGGTTGAAAATGAGCGGATCATATTACGCAAGTATTCTCCTGGCTGCACGAACTGTGGTGAAATAGAAGTATATAAGAGTGTAGGGAATATTCGGTTGTGCCGGCATTGCTTTGAAGACTTGAGCGGAGGCTTAGCATGAGTACCGATACGAAGCGACTTATCGTAATTGATAAGTGGGCTGGCAAATACATGATTAATCAAGAAATATTTGAGCCGGTCGCCATAAAGCTTTGTAAGAAGTTTAATGAATTGAAATATGTTCCGGTACCGTCCATTCTGTGGGTTGTCAACACGGAAAGCAAAGCCAAAGACGGCGACAAGAAAAGCTATGCAAAAATCAGTAAGCTGGCGGATAAATGGTCGGATCTCTTTTATCAAGTAACCGGTCGGCGCTTTCAATACATTGTCGAATTATTCAAAGTGAATATGGATGACCTTACTTGGTCGCAACAAGTCATGGTGATCTATCGAGAACTGCGCCGGATCGGAGCCGATGGAGAGTTAAAGCATTATGCAATTGAGGATTGGCCTGAAATCTTTTATTCCCTAGGACCAAACTATTTGGGGAAAGACCGGATATTGCCTAATTTACTTGAGGACGGAATTACGTTCCACAATATCAATCCGCAGATGAAGTTATTTGAACAGGATGAAGAACGGCTAAGTGCTGTTAATTAGGTTTATGGGAGTTGGGGAGGCAGTTGTGGGAGCTGCCTCCTTTGGGAGGGGGAGAAAAGCAAGTGGCCCGAGCTAGAAACTTAAAACCAGGATTTTTTAAAAATGAATTATTAGCCGAATGCTCGTTTGCTGCCCGGTTATTGTTCGAGGGGCTTTGGACATTAGCGGACAGAGAAGGGCGCCTGGAGGATAGGCCTAAGAGGATACGGTCGGAGATATTTCCTTATGACAATGTTGATATTGATCAGTTACTTAATGAATTGGCTGATCAAGTAGAACAGGATGGAAAGCCGGCTTTTATATTACGTTACATTGCAAACGGAATTTCTTATATCCAGGTACTCAACTTTTTTAAGCATCAGAACCCGCATAAAAAAGAAGCGACTAGCACCATACCAGCACCAGACTTGTACAGTGCTAGTACAGTGCAAGAACCAGACTCGCATAGTGCTACTACTGTGCAAGAACCAAATAACCATGATGCAGGTACTATACAGCCACCAGAACCGACATCTGAAGAACCCAGTAAAATCAAGGGTTTGGACGAGCACCATACTAGCACAGTGCTAGCACCAGACTTGCATGCTACTAGCCCGGCTGAATCCCTATTACTGAATCCCTATTCTCTGAATCCCTTAACCCCTATACCGGAATCCGGTGCTCGTACGGGACAGGAAAAAGTTGTATCTGAAATTTTCACGTTGGTGGAACAGACCTTTGGCCTTATCAACGATTCGGTCAGGAGCAAAGTGCTGGATATCATTTCCCACTACCCTAGAGACTGGATCGTGGAGTCTATCCATGAGGCGCAGGGTAAGCGGCACATATCGTATGCGGAGGTTATTTTATCGCGTTGGCGTTCGGAAGGTTATAAAGACTGGCAGAAGCCTTGGGAGGAGGAAAAGCAGCGTGAAAAACATCAAAGAGGATATCCAGGCAGTTATTCAAAAGGCAAGGCAGGCACAAGACCAAGCCCTGTCGACTGGGAAAACGAGCCTGACCACTTATGAGGTCAAAAAGTCGCTTTCTGATGAGTTAGAAAAGCGGGGTATTTACCGGCGCTATCACAACTGCACTTTCGAGGAGATTGAAAGGCAAAAGGTGCCGAACCAGATCAAAAACCAGTATCAGCAGGTAAAGGCGTATGCAGATCGTTTGCCGGAGCATGTTCGGGATGGTATTGGCTTAATTCTCAAGGGACCGGTCGGGACAATGAAAACCAGCCTAGCGTTAGCGGTACTCAGGCAGTGGCTTGAGGGTGATCACGGCGGACAGTTCATCGCTATGGTGAGTCTTTTGGACACGATATTTACGCTCAAGGATAAAAATAAAGAGCTATGGGTTAAGTTTGAGGATCAGATCCGGAATACTCAGCTTTTGATCCTGGATGACCTTGGAACTGAATATCACCAGGAATGGGTATTGAGTAAGGTGGATTCGATTATCTCAGAGAGGTATAACCGCATGCTGCCGACTATCATAACCACGAATTTGAGTAATAAGGATCTCAAGGGTAAGTATGCAGAGCGGATCATTGATAGACTGCGGTCAACTTCGCAGGTAATAAACTTCTACGGGCAGAGCCTGAGGAGTGTGTATAGGAGTGAATCGGCATGATTAATTTTACAGTTTTCGGTGAAGCGGTCGCTCAGGGCCGACCAAAGTTTACAACGATAAATGGGCATGCAAAGGCGTATGATCCGGCGAAAAGTCGGTCATATAAGCAAATTGTCAGGGATGAGGCTTTAAAGTATAAGCCGTCAGTGCCGTTACAAGAAGCTATTAAACTTCGAGTAGTTATTTACAAAGGCATCCCCAAGTCGTTTAGTCAAAAGAGGCGTATTCTGGCTATTGCCGGTAGCATTAGGCCAACAACTAAGCCTGACGTTGACAATGTGGTTAAGGGGATTAAGGATGCTCTGAAAAGTGTTATATGGCGCGATGACAGCCAAGTGGTGGAGTTAGCTGCTGATAAGTTCTATTCGGAAACGCCCAGGGTGGAAATTGAGATATCGGCGTTGGAGTGTTGAGGAAGGCAAGGGATCACAAATTCAGGGGTAGGCCGGAATTATTGTGGGATAGCGTTATTCTTTGATATGGTCCGCCACGTGAGAATAAGGACACATAAAAAATAGGTGTGGGATGCCACCTATTGATCGTCATTCTTTTGGTCGGTATCTAATTTTTTATTAAGGTCGGTTTCAGTTTGTACACTTTTCTTATTTTTGGCTTTTTGTCGCGCTAGAAATTGATCCATAGTTTTACCACCCATAATATCACCTCGAAGTTATGTTTCCCTAAAGGTGAAATAAATTTCGCAGAAAGCTTTAATAGTTCGGTGGTAAAATATTATTTTTAGTGCGGCGCCTAGTATCGGATCGAGGACCGCAGGGGCTTTGGAATTGGGAGGAGGAAAAGCGTGAGGAAAACCGAGACAAACAATGGGGGGGGGCTGACAAACAAAAGAACAAGGCCAGCGGCATATCCTGACCTTGTTCTTTGAACTGGGGACCTAATATGAAGGTAACAGAAATATTATCCCAGTTTTCGGACAGCGGTATTCTAACGAAAAAAGTAACAGGCCCTTGGCAGGAAGGGGCCTTGTCGAAAAGGGAAACCGATTGATCTTTAATAATTTTCCTGGAATGCTATAGGATTATACACACAAACAAAGAACAAGGCCGGGTGCAGTAAGGGCCTTGTTCCAAGAGGAGAGGAACTAGTGGTTTTCGCTAATAGTGTTTCCGGCGAACAGTGAATTATACAATATGTAAATCCCGGCACTGTAATATGTGCCGGGTGATGACGAGCTAATAAGTACAAGGTGCTTTCGCAGTAGTATCGGGTCCTCAATATAACATATGTGGTGAAATAGTAAGATGTGACTGAATTACCACCAATATCTAGGACGGCAACCATAATATCTAGGACGGCAACCATAATATCTGGGGCGACAACCATAATATCTGGGGCGACAACCGTAGTATCTCGGACGACAACCATAGTATGGATAACCACCTAGTGGAAATCCTACGCCAAAGCCTACCCCAGGGAACCCAAATCCAGCTCCTATGAATAATTGTCGATCATCACTTTTATTGTTATCATCTTCCCAGTCTGCTATTTCGGGAGATTCCCAATCATCACGGAAATATGACATATACTTAACCTCCTCCTTAGAGATATTCCTAGTCTATTTTATGTCATTATATTACAGTCTGTTACTATGTAACGTGGCAATAAAAAGAAAAACCACCGGGTGGTGGTCAGGCCATTTTAGCCAGTGTGTGCTTAATACGAGTAGTAATGGCATCCTGTACCTCTGGTCGAAGTTCATTCCAGTCTTTGAACGAAAAAGCTACTTCTGGGTGTACCCTCAATAAATTATCAAAAATTTGGCTAGGGCTTTTCCCAGTGCGAGAAATAGCACTGTCAATTTCAGCGATAATAGAGTTCATGAGTTGATAATGAATGTTATTCAATCTTTCACCTGCTTTAGATTTGCTCAATATAGTATACGGTAATAATGGTATATTTACAAGAAAATTCAACGAACAAGGGAGGCGACCCGCAATACAAAAACTGACTAACACATTATATTTCTTGCTCTGCACTCCACTTGGGTTGGTGGTGCTGATTATAGCCGGGGTGCTTGCGGTAGTTTTTATGAGCGTTTCATAACATGATTTTCTTTATGGTAAAAATTCCAGAACCATTTGTGGAAGCCGTAAATTATTGGCCAGGTAATTAACCATAGAAGTAATGTATAGTACCAATCATATCCATTGTGATACTTTATTAATTCAGTGTAACGTTCGGCAAAGTACTCAGGTAAAGTTAAAGCAACAGACCAAGAGATAACCCATAATATTTTTCCTTTCCGATTTTTTGGTATATATCTAAGCCAGAACATCACTAAAATAGGGAGAACAATATCATTGGCTGGTATAGACATTTCAACTGAAGGAACGATTCGATAAGGGTAGTTCCAAAAGCCAAATCCATTCATAGCCAGGTGGCATAGGTGCTCGGCGTAAGCATGCATAAAAAACGCTGCTGGTATGTACTTAGACATACCGCGCCACTTTATGATTAAGGCAGTTATTGAAACGAAAATGAAACCATATTGTATCCAAGCTTCGAGGAGCATTAAATCACTCATTTCTATGTTATATTTTCCCGAGTGATTATAATTTGCCCTGTTTTATACAACATTAAGCAGTTAGTACTCGTCGATTTAAGGGCAGCCGAAAGGCCGCCCCGGTGGCGTTTTGAATGATATTTATTTGGGAGGGGTTCAAGTGGAGCAACCAGTAGATGTTAAGGCACAGATTAGATACGAAAACAGAGTGGCCGCTACTTGGCTAATCCATTACCGGGAACGTAAACGGGACCATGACGAACGCAGACAGGAAATTGAGGCTGGTCTACGTGAATCTGATGAGAACGTTGGCGGTGGGCGTTCTTCGCTGCCCGGTCGTCCTGTGGAGAGTCTTACTTGCAATTTAGATCAGCACGACAATAATAATACGGCTAAGTGGCTGAAAGTAGTTGAGGATACTAAGGCCATTGTGGGACCGAAGAAACGGCAACTGCTTGAACTCCGCCAAGAATGTCGATTCTACATATCGCCAGATGGGGGCAGGCCGGGATGGATTGCGCCTGTGCAAAATAGGTTTGGGGAGATTACTGGATGGTGTCCGGCAGAGCAGACTTTGAAGAATCTGTGGGCTGATGTTGTTACAACTGCGGTTAGGGTGGCATTAGCAAGGGGATGCAAATTTATAATATAAACTGCATAAACAGCAAAAGTAACAATTCTGGGTTTTATAGTTTATAGAATAGTTATTTAACGAACTATGTAAAAATTTACTTAAATATATATTTAAAATAGTATTTACTTGTTATATTTTAACTGTGTTAACATAAAGGTATATTTAATAAAAAAGAAGAATAATATTACTATTCGGTATTGTTTATTCGAAAGTTGGAATTGTATCAATTGTTAAAGGGGGGGCTATGTATGTATTTTATCAATAAAGGAATATTGTTATTAGTTGGTATTAGCATTCTATTAGTGTCTACGTGTTATGCAGCATCTTCTTCTGATGATGTCCGCTGGTATACTTTAAGTGACTCTGATGGGTATTTAGTACAATTAGATACTAGTACATACGCCAGTAAAATCGATGAGGGTAAATATAACGCTATAGTGTGGGAACGTACAACCAATAAACAGAACAATAAAATTACAGTAATGAATATTGAATATGTAATCACGACCGACAATGATAAAAATGTTATTACGTGTCGAAGCATATATGGCTACGTGAATGGTAAGTCACAACATAATATAGGCGATTGGTTCGTTGTTACTAATCCTTTTGAACGTGAAATTGCTTATAAGCTGCTTGACTATGATTTAAACAAAACCAAAGAACGTATGACTAAACAATAAATATAGATCTCATTTAGTACTAGTACCAAACTCTAGGATTTCCGTGGTAATATGTTATTGGGCAGTTTTGCCAAACACTAATATTATATTAATCATATGGGCATATCGACCATATGGGTGATTGCTACAGCCTTCTGGTGCCAGGGGGCTTTTATAATGCTCTAAAAGGAGGCGGATGCCTTAGCAACTGTAACTGTAAGCTGGCAAACTGTAGATCGAATATTATTTAAGTGTAAAAACATAACCCCATAACAGGAATTTGAACAACCTGTTACAGGGTTACTAGGCAAAATTAACAACGTTCTAGATAAGCATCCATCATCCAAATATGTTTTTGGAAGAAACACATCGATGAAGCTAGCAAACCCACAGTACATTCATCAGAGGCTTCTTTCGCGACGGTCTCAATTTCTCGTAATAAATTCAATGTACAACAAAAGTCGTCAATGATTATTTGGGGTACATCAGAACTACTATATGGTTTGCTTGGAATCTCGCAGATGGTAGCAACTTGTAGGTAATCTTGCATAGAAGCAAGAGGAAAAGAGCCTAATGCTTTTATTCTTTCTGCGACTAAGTCCAGTTCTTCAGCTATTTTCTCATATAATTCTTGAGTTTTGGCGTGTAAATCAAAGAACCCTTTGCCAACTACATTCCAGTGTAAATTATGAAGTTTAATATACATAATGTTTAAATTCGCAAGATAAACATTAAGGCATTCAATAATTCTGCAAATTTGATCTTTATCAAAATCAGCAGGGCAAGTTTGTTTTATTTTTGTCATGGTACCTCCGTAACAAATTAATCTTCTCTGCGTGGGGAGCATTGTCGAGGATAACATTGACGTGGAGAGCATTGGCGTGGATAGCAAGATATTGGGAAGCAGCTAAATGGTGCGCAAAGAATAGGTAAGCAAATACTAGGATTACATTCACGAGGTGAGCAAGGCCTAGGATAACACTGTTGAGGATTACATTCACGAGGTGAGCAAGGTCTAGGATAACACTGTTGAGGATTACATTCACGAGGTGAGCAAGGCCTAGGGGAACATTGTTGAGGATTACATTGGCGAGGTGAACAAGGCCTAGGGGAACATTGTTGAGGATTACATTGGCGATCTTCACTTTCCATAGTCTCATCGTCATAGTCTTCTATGTCCGGGGCATCCCAGTCTTCATCTCGAAGCATAGTACAATTCACCGCCTTTATTTAATCAGAAGCTATTACATAATATGCTGAATTTTAATTATGGTGAGTGGCGGAAAATGATTGTGGGGTATCCCAATTGAAGTAGTTTGAGATAAATATAATTTAGTAAACTTACAAGGAGTGCTGAAATGACGAAAGAGATACTTGCAGACGGAATTCCCGTCTATTGTGCATTTGATGAATTGATCGATATTACGCAACTGGTACCAAATCCACGAAATCCCAATCAACATAGTGATAAGCAAATTGAATTATTAGCAAAAATAATCAAGAACCAGGGCTGGCGTGCACCGATTACGGTAAGCACTCGCTCTGGTTTTATTGTTCGTGGGAACGGTCGGCTAATGGCGGCTAAACTTTTAGGGGTTAGTCAAGTGCCGGTCGATCGGCAGGATTATAACGATGAAGCTTCGGAGTGGGCGGATCTCATAGCCGATAACCGGATTGCCGAGTTTAGCGAATTAGACCATGAATTGTTGGCAGATATATTGGCGGACATTAACGATTCGTTGGACGTTGAATTAACTGGTTTTAGTGCTCAGGAAGTAGATAAGTTGCTGGCTGAGATGGAGGCTGGTGATATTGTTGAAGATGATTTTGATGTGTCGGCCGAAGCAGAAAAAATAAAAGAGCCGATTACAAGACTCGGTGATATATGGCAGCTTGGAAAGCATCGACTTATGTGTGGTGACTCCACTGTATTGGCTGATGTTGAGAAACTTATGAATGGGCAGCAGGCAGAAATGGTATTCACTGATCCACCGTACAACGTAAATTATCAAGGTGGTACTAATGATAAGCTAACGATCCAAAATGATAACATGTCCACAGAAAAGTTTAATGCTTTTCTACATGATGCGTTTGCCTCGATGTATGCAGTTACTGCTCCAGGTGGGGCTGTTTATGTATGTCATGCAGACTCCGAAGGTGCAAACTTTCGGGGGGCCTTACAGGATGCTGGTTGGTTATTAAAGCAATGTCTTATATGGGTTAAGAATCAATTTGTTATCGGCCGGCAAGATTATCAATGGCGACACGAACCGATCTTGTACGGATGGAAACCTGGTGTAGCACATCGTTGGTATGGCGGACGAAAGCAGAGCACAGTAATTGAAGATGATATGCCGATTGTAATACAGCAAAACGAAAAAGGCACCACTGCAACGATAACGGTAGGCCTCAGTACGGTTGTATTAAAAATGACCGATTTTGAGATTCTTCATACAGGCACTGATGAGGATGCTAGTATTTGGAGATTTGAAAAGCCTCTTAGAAACGGAGAGCACCCGACCATGAAGCCGATTGGCTTATGTGCTCGGGCGCTTAGAAATTCCAGTAAATCTGGTGACAACGTATTAGATTTATTTGGCGGATCCGGCTCGACGTTAATGGCTGCCGAACAGACAGGGCGGACATGCTTTATGATGGAGCTTGATCCGGTTTATTGTGATGTGATTGTTAAAAGGTGGGAAGAGTTTACGGGACAAGAGGCTAAGGGCATTAAATAAACTAAGAGGCCGGATGCTGTAAACATCCGGCTCTTTTCCGGGCACTCCCGGCAGGAGATAGTAGGCTCTACTGTGGCCACAGATTCTACCAGCTACTATCTCATATTCCATTTTATTACATGGATGGGGGTGCTGGCAATAGAAAAAACAAACAAATGTTCGAAAATTACTTTGCAGCAAGCTGTGCTGTTACACGAAGCTGAACTGTTGGAAGGTATCCGAGAATCGAAAGAACAGTACCGAAAGATTGTGAAAGCTGGAATCAGTAAATGGGTTACTGACTTTCGGCAAGGTAGGATTGAAGTTAAAACGGTAGATGATCTGAAAAAACTCATTGAACTAGATATTACACTCCAACGCGAAGATTTGGAATAAATAACTACACGGTGGGGTGATCATGTAATGCCGAGAGCGAGAAGTCCTGATAGGGATAAAGCTTTTGAGATGTGGAAAGACAGTGCCGGTACCAAACTACTTAAGGACATTGCAGCAGAGTTAGGCTATCCTGATTCGCGCATCCGGAAGTGGAAAGCAGAAGATAAATGGTCGTCAAAAGTAAAGGGACGCTTCCCAAAAAAACAAAGGGGAGCGTCCTTTTCTAAACGTAGGCGTACCGGAAAACGTGGTGCTCCCAAAGGGAATAAAAATGCGGTAGGCCATGGAGCTCCTATTGGTAATAAGAATGCGGTTACTACTGGCGAGTTTGAAACCATTTGAATGGACTGTTTAGAAGCAGATGAGCAGTCCTTATGTGATTCTATTAATACGGATTACCGGGTACAGATTGATGAGGAGATCCAACTCATTACCATTCGGGAACGCCGGATGATGAAGCGCATTCAGGACTTAATCAATGGGCTGAGTGAAAAGCAACGGCGGGTATTACAGGAGCGCCAGATAACAAAAGAAGCTATCGACGTGAATAATGACTTAACCGGCGAAACCAAGACGGTCGTCGTTCCTGTACCATCCTTGGTGGTTAAGTCGATTGAAGAAGTTGAGTACCGTAAGATCGAGGATATATTAAAACTCGAAGATGCATTGACCCGGGTGCAGGAGAAGAAGTCAAAATACTTGGCGCTCAAGCATTCTATTGAGGCTGCTGACAAGAATGCCGAGTGGCAGCAATCTAAGATTGATAACATGAAAGAAATGCTTGCAATACGTAAGCGTGAGTTAGAGTTGAAGGAATGGTAGTATGGCTCAGGTTTTTTCACAAAAACTGTACATGTCTAAGGCGTGGATTGAGCTAAGGCGTAACCTTATTATTGAGCGAGGGCCGATCTGCCAGAGATGCAATACACTTATGCTTGATACTTCAAAGCTTATCGGTCATCATACGGAACGACTAACACCTCAGAATGTGAACGATCCAAATGTTGCACTGAACCCAAAGAAGATAGAGCTCGTTTGCCTTACGTGCCACAACCAAGAGCCAGGACATTTCGCAGGACAGGCAAGCCGGTCAGTATATCTGGTGTATGGAGCGCCGTGTAGTGGTAAGTCATCCATGGTCAATCAGTTGGCTGAGCGTGGGGATTTAATCCTGGATATCGATAAGCTGTTCGAATGTGTCAGCGGTATGTCGTTATATGATAAGCCGGATAACCTGAGGTTCAATGTCTTTGCACTTCGGGACAAGATGCTGGATATGATTAAGACTCGCTATGGTAAATGGCACGATGCGTATGTTATTGGTACGTACCCGAACAAAGCGGAGCGTGATAGGTTGGCACTGGAGCTTGGGGCTGAGGTGATTTACTGTGAGGCGACTAAAGAAGAGTGTGATGCGACTATGCGAATGCGTCAATTAGTAGGATATGAGAGGTATATCGACCGATGGTTTACTGAGTATCAGGCATAGCCCCCCACCTCTGGTATTTTTAACGGCTTAGGCCAGACCGGCGGATGGGGGTAAATTTTATACACACCGAAAATTTGACTTTTCCGGAGATGGATTTTGAAAAACGTGGATCTCGGGGGTGCATCATGGAAATAGAGCAAGAGTACGAAAGAATCAAGGCCTTATTCGCCGGTGTCGATGAAAAGCAACTGCAGCTTGTCGAGGGCACTATAATGGAAGCCGCTCGACTGCGGGTGGAACTTAACCGGCTACATGAAATAGTAAAGCAAACCGGTTTAGTGAAAGTGCATCCGGATAACCCTATGCGGCAAGTGGAACTCCCGGTGAGCCGAATGATTGTCAAAGTTCGGGCCGGGTATATAAATTATATCGCCAAGTTGTCCGGTATTTTGGGCCGTAGCGTTGATGATGAGGACGATGACTTGGATGAGTTCGCTTAAAGAAAAATATCCTGGATCCTACCTCCTGGAATATTATAAAAAAACGCAGGCGGGGGAAATTATCATCGGGCAAGAGTTGGCGCTTTGCCTTGAAAACTTAGTTACCGATTTAACCGATGAACAGTATCAATATGATCTGGCCGATCCTCAAAAACGGATCCGGTTTATTGAAACTCAATGCAAGCACTCAATCAGTCCTTTTGCCGGCAAGCCATTCTTATTGGAACTATGGGAAAAGGCGCTCATTGAAGCCGCTTATGGGTTTAAAGTATATGAC